CGTGCCAATTCGCATTGGCGTTCTTGTAGTTGGCCGCATCGTATGCCCTCGATGCCTCAATAGCATTTCTATAGGCTTGGCGTTTATAGGCTGTCTTCGGAGATACAAAGCCTATTAAATTATCTAACCAATTCAAAGCCTACCTCCCATCAAATACAGCCCTATAAGTATCAGAGAACAGATTGCTGTTATCATCCTGTGCCACCAATCCCATAAGAGACTTCTGCAACTTCACAAGTTCCGTAAGATTCGCCCTAGTCAGCATTCTTGTTCCAATCTTATAGGACTGGCCTCCTTCCAGTACGGACTGAATAGCCGTATTTACTATTGCAAGCTGTTCTTTCGGCGAAACAAAGCTTAGTTCCTTCTCTAAGTTCTCTTCTCTTTCGTTTTCCATTTACCCTCCTAACCAATTATCCTGCGCTTGTATCCAGTTGTTAGACTGGTTATTATCGCTTGCATTGTTTTCCGCCTGTACTGCCTTAAGAGTAGGAACATTCCTTAAATGCTCATAACGGATTCCAAGAAGCTCTGCTGCAGCCATTGCGTAAACTTCACAGTCTAAGTAGTGGTTATCTATATGCTTTGCCTTTGGCTTCCATACGGATTTAATTCCTGTTCTTGTCTTTTCTGTTACTCTTTGCTCCGCTGTAATCATCTGCGAATATCGCTTATCACAGCCTTTATAAACCATCCATGCACCTGTATTCTCTCCCTTTACCCTCTTCATTCGGTTAGAGATTGAATCCTTGTACTTGTTACCATCAGTCAGAATAAGTTGCATTCCGTTAAAATCACCTGTTTTCTCAATCTTTGAAATCTTGAATCTATCCAAAAGGTCATTACTTGCTCCCTTAACAGGTTTTGCCCAATCGGAATTGTTGATACAGAACTCCAATGTTTCATCTTGGTTATATCCACTATCTATAAGACAAAGCTCTACGGCAAACTTCCTGCTGCCGTCCTCTGTCTCATATATGCGGTTCATAACTCTTTCTATATCTTCCCAGGAAGCCACTTGCCCATGAGTGATGTTCTGCGATGTACTGTAGTCTCCCCATGCTCTTATGGTGTAGTACAAAGAGTTCTTCTGAACATCGACTCCACCTGTTACAAGCTTTGCCCAATCCGGAACTATGAACTCTTCTATATCCGTTTGTGCATTCAGCACACTGTCCTCTGTGATTCTTGTTTCTGCATCCTCCCAAGGTTCAGCAAGCCATGAGTTCACAAAGTTCTGCAATTTCTCCGGGTCGTCCTTAGAATCTAAAAATTCCTTTGCCACATCGCTCCACTTAATGAATATCGAGTACAGAGTGTTCATCCAGTAGGCAACCTTCTTTGCATGGCCTATTCCTCTCTTCCGGACCGTTCTCCATTCGCCATTCCGAAGCATTTTGGGCTTATCTCCGTCTACTATCTCTGTTCCGCATTCTTGGCAGTAATAACCGGCCGTATTCGCTCTATCCTCATTGCTTAAGCTTTCATCATTGGAATACTTGATAGACTTCATAGAAAGCTCAATCATTTCCCCACAATGAGGGCAAGGCACAAAGAAATGCTTTTCTTCCTCCGCATTATCCTTTAAATCCCATATATAGTTTGAACGGATTGTCGGTGTGGATGTTGCGAATATCTTTTCCTGTGGCTTATAAGTCTTCGTTCTTTCCTTTGCAAGCGAAAATGGGCTTGCCTCCTTCTTGGAAGCACCGCCCATCTTATCAATCTCATCAAAGAACAAATACTTAATAGCCTTACTGGCCAGCTTGGAAGGTGAACCTGCTCCACGAAGATAGATATTCATTCCCCTAAGCCTTAATTCAAGCTCTTTGGACTGATTATCCAGGAACTTTCGGTTTATGGATGGTATAAGGCGGAAAGCCGGCTTTATCCTAGCGTTAGAGGTATCCTTTGCTAGGTCGTCAGTTGGATATACAACCATTGTAGGAGCAGGGCTTGCATCAGCAATATAGCAAAGCATATTGATTAGTGCCTCTGTTCCTCCGACCTGTGTAGGCTTACAAAAATACACTTCTCTAACATAAGGGTCATTCAATGTATCCATAATCTCACAAAGGTAAGGCGTAAATGCATTGCTCCATTTACCGCTAAGGTTACTCGAATTGTCTAAGACTCTCTTCTCTTCTGCCCACTTAGATACTGTAAATACCTCTTCCTGCTGCAGAGTATTCTTAATAACCTTTCTAAACAGTCTTGCCGTTTTCGCCCTTACCTTGCAGGCTTTCATACCAAACGGCATATTTACTCCTCCTCTGTTAGCTCTTCTTCATCTTCCCCTTCCTCTTCATCAATGTCCTCCACTATAGACACTTTTCCGTCTATCTCCTGTGGGTCATACTCCGACAGTTCATCAAGTGCTTCCCTTACAGACTTGGAAAGCGTGTTTATAATCTCGTTTACATCGGTCATTCCGGCCACTTGCATTGCCATCTTTGTAGGAAGACCTTCCAGTTTTGCCTTAAATGCCAGTAGCATTCCGCTTAGATACCGCTCCACATCCTTTGCAAGGTGCAGTTCCGCCTTTAGCTTTTTTAGCTTAAGCAAGCTTATCTGTTTTTTCACTTCCTCATGCTCTGCGGATACTTTTTCCTTGCTTAGATTGGAACGCCGTCCAGTTTCCTCTTCGATTTTGAATCGGATATATTCCTGGATGCATTCTTCCAAGGCATACTTCTTATAGTCATCGTTTGGGAACATGCCATAGTCTTTTCTTAAATTTCTTACTTGTCGAGCTGTAAGTCCTAAGCACCTAGCTAGCTCCTGTTGATTTACAACCATGGCACATTCACCTCCCTTTTCAGCGCAAAAAAGAAGAGACTCCATCGAGGTGTGAATGGAATCTCTTCAAGTTCGAGCTATACATATACTAGATATAGTACATTTCTCTGATAGAAACACTATATCCAGTTTCATTATAGAGGTAAGTCTTAAATAGTCAAGTATTTTTAAGACTTAAGCTTGCATTTTTGTCTATCTTCTGTCGCATTCCAGTCAAGAACTTGTTGCGCAAATGAAATCAAGCGCATTTTTGCCGGAATCTGCGTATATCAGCACTCAATTTCAGTAAATCAAGCCTTTTCTTTCCAAAACACCCCTAAAAATAGCCTATTTATTGCTCAATTTCCATCGATTTTGCCCCATCGCCGGAAATCCGAAAGGGAAGGAAATGTCATATTTTTTAATGTTTTATAGGCAAAACTAGGGCGCTTCCGCGACCCATACCAAGGTTTTATCGAACAGAAGTACCTTTTTATTCTGGCATAGCTCGACACCTTGCAAAGCTAGTCTTTCCAGGGCTTTATTCATGCAAACACTTGTACGATTTTATCCTATATAGTCCAATAAAACGGACACAAAAATAGCAGACTTTTGCAAGCCTGCGAACACACGAAAAAAACTTTTAAAAAATAATAGAAAAAAGTATTGGCAACGTAAGTATAAAGCATTATACTGTAGTCGTAACGTTGGAATAAAGGAAGGGAGGTATACAAATGATGGGTAGTGGTAAAGACAAAAAAGGCGTGGACTGGCTAGCTGTCGCAATCAGCTTTGCAGTATCCACGCTGTCAGGTCTAATTGTAGCGTATCTTTGTAAGCTCTTGGGGCTGTAAAGAAAAACTACAACGGTGCAAGGGTAAATCTCTTGCACCGACTATTATACATCATAAAAAGCACTATGAAAACATTTATAATTGTAATGCTTTCGTCTTTCATCGGCTTGCTAGTAAGTGGACAGTATAAAAAATTCTTTAGGAGGTAGTATATAATGGCTAATAGGTCTGAGACAGTAGCCAAGTACATGAAAAAAGCTGGCTGGCTTTCAAAGAGCTACACCTTGAAAAAGGATATAGTGGAGGCTTTCAAGAAAGCTTGCGAGAAGCAAGGCGTATCACAAGCAAGCGTGCTATCCGCCTATATGGTGGAGTACGCAAGGGCAGCAGGCATAGAGCCAAAAGAAAAGGGATAATTTTTTTAGCCGATACATCGGCGGAAAGGTGGATATATGAAATTCACGAGTAAAGAAGAAGTCAGAGAAGCATGGGATGGCTTGACTACGGAGCAAAAAGAAGGCTTAGAAAGTGCCTATAAAAAGGTACTGGATGCCTTGAAAGAGGACGGCAGCAGTCCAAGGGATATATCCGCCTTGGAGTCCTTAGAGGAGTATGTAGAGTCTTGTGGATGGGATAGCAACGCCTCCGCTTATGATGACTTTCTGGAAATTATCGAAAATTAAAAATTTTTATACACACTATAAAAGCTAGGGCAATGTACCCTAGCTTTTTCTTTTTGGCTTTCATGCCATGCATGGCTTCCTTGCTATGCTACCGCTCCGCCTCCGCTCTTCTCTTCTTTTCTATACCTTAAAAATCTCTTGCCCCGTGTAGGCGTTCAAAGCTTTCTTTATATATGTATTCATGGGAATAGTCCCCGCTTTTTCTTTTAGTGCCTCATACTCTGGAATCTGTATAGAAAAGGGAATCCTTTTAATATTTGTTTTTTGATATTCTAGCTCTCTCTTTATCTTTCTATGCTTATCTAATGCCATGCTATCACCTCCATATATAGGATAGCATATCCGCCCAAAAAAGTAATATGTGCAAATTATATAAATAATTGGTGCAAACTTTATCTATTCTGCCTATTGTAATTGGTGCATATTATTATATAATTGGTGCATAGCAAGAAACAAGAAACACCGCCCCATAGGGGCAGAAAGAAGGTATAAGATGAAAGTACAGACGACTAAGAAAGCAGTTAAGAATAATTATAGCAAGATAATCCGTATCGGCTATTGCGACCTGCAGACATTGTTGTCATTAGAGGAGCCGTTCGCATATACCGCAGGGGTTTACGGATGGAATGCGAACATTTACGACCTAAACGGAATCGCGCTAGTTACGGGATATAGGACATTTGGAGAGATTTCTCCAAGTTGGGAACTTATTGAAAAGTACGAGCGGAAAGCAAAGGAAGTGATTGATTTAATTTACAACTACGAAGAGCGGAAGGAAGCCATAGCCGACACACTATAAACACATTTTAGAAAGGTTAGGTAAATTATGAAAGACAAGCAATTATTCAAAAAACTTTATGACTATATTATGAAATCCGATACAAGAGTTTCTACGGCAACCGAAAAAGATTTCTACTTAGGAACATCAAACTTTCTTATTAATGTTTCCCATGACAAAAACCTAGGGCTTTACCCTTTTAATGATACCTATGTAAAGGGGATGAATGGTTTTGGTGATTCTATCAATATTAATAACATGAATCTCGAATCCGTTTCGCTTGTTAGAATCGAAAAAAACACCGACTTAAAAAAGACACTTTACACATTTAGACACGAAGACGGAACGGAAATCTATGCAGATGAAAAGTTTTTAAATCTTATACCCTTTAAGAATGTTCGCTATATGGTAGACACAACAAAAGGTATTAAAAAACATAATCCTATATTTGTTTTGGATGAATTTAACGATTATTTAATCGCTTTTATCCTGCCAGTTGTTATGTGATAGCTTATAAAAATGAGGGGGTATCCCCCCCCTCATGATTGAAAGAAAGAAAGGAAGCGGAAAATGGCCAAGTATCATACATTAAGAGAAGACTTAGGGGAGGCACTTGTGCAAGAACTTGACGATAGAAAAAGGCTCTTAGTCCTTAATATGGCTATAGCCGACCTAT